GCCGGGCCCTGGTTGACTCCAGAGTCATTACAACTAATCGGGTGGATTTGATCCCCGATCACTAGCCTGCGGATGGTTGTGAATCCATCACCCCTTGCGATTAGGGGGCTACGCACCAAAGTCTTAGACACGAGGTGTCAGAGTCGTTGACTGAAGAGATTTGAGCTGTTGCTCCAAAATCTCAATTTGAGCCTTTGTTGAAGCGATAGGGTCCACTTTTGACTTTTCTCGCTCCTTCATAAGTCCACTAACGGAAGAGCCAGCAAGGCTTTCCGAGAACTCCACGTCATACTCCACATAGAGATCCCAAGAGAGATCTCCTGCGGCAGTAGTCTGCGGAACAGAGATGAAGATTGCACCATACCCATCGGGAATACCCTGGGTATCTGTGGTGTACCACTTCACACCTCCGGCGGATACTTTCACAGTGTGGGAACCATTCTCCCAACCTTTGATCACAAGACACCCTTCGGTGTTCTTGACTTGCTCATCGGTTGTAATAGTCACCACAGAGCCCTGTAGGTCGTCGACCACAGAGCCAAAGCCGATAACACCGGCCTGCGTTGAAGCAGACTTTCCAATAAGATGGAAACGGAGCTTCCTAAGTCGATAACGAAGGAAGACATCCGCGATAGCGGCGAGGCGGGGAAACATCGCGGTATTCAAAGCGCGAATATCCTGGTAGAGGCCAATCGTGGCCCCACTGTCTGAAGAATCAATGGAGTCGATGTAATCGACTCCCTCGAAACGAGCAGTTGCATCCTTCGAGGGAGGGACGCTTCGCATACCCACTTGGGGCCTAGCAGTCGCGGTTGCAACTGGTGCGAAAGGTTCGTAAGGATCACAAATCATGATCGGAGCTCGTGCGCGAGGCGCACGGTTCTTACGAGAGGACTTTGGTTTTTGGTTTTGTTTCTTAGAAACTGGCATTATTGTCAAAAATAGATGGTTCCTTTCAAGACAAAGGAAAGGACTGTTCATTTAACCAGACCCATAGGATTCCCTGACAAGCTTTGCTTATCTTGTCACTTCGATGGAAGGCATTAATCTTCCTCGGGATTCCATCCTCGTTGCATGAGGCGGGCTGCTCCGTGCAGTCTCTCGGCATTTTGTTTAGCACGTAAATATTTACCTTAGATAACACCCCATGCCTTGGGGAAGGATCCTGTTTGTCAGACAGGTTATCTAAGAACGTTTTGGGCACAAGGCTCATTCCTTGCTGGTTAAACCCACTAGGGATTGGTTACCCTGACATGCTCAGTTTAAGGCGTCTGAGCTAGACGCGTCGGAGTTGATCGTCGGTCAGCACTTCCTCGAAGTACTGACGGAAGTCCCCCTCCTCCCATATAGGATAGGAAGGTTCTTCGAAAGTAACATAATTCTCCCATAAAGGCCATGAGAGAAATTCGGTATCGTAGGGTCCAGTGAGTCTCGACTTGGAAAAGTCATCTACATCACTAACATCTACCGCTAGGTGGATGGGATCCAGGATCGATCGTGGAACAACCCTTACGAGGGTCCCACGGGGCATCGGAAATTGAACCCTCTGAAGCAGAGGGTTCCGTCGTAGAATTTTATAGGCGAAGAGTGCCTGACGTGGCGTTATCATAGTCTTGATATGCCTTATCGGTTTCACCCCCATCCCTCCGAGGAGGGGGGAGAGGAATAGATTACGTCCTCGACACTCGTTCTTAATCTCGAGGTGGTGCATAGAAATGTACCGCTTGAAGATTTCAGCTTGTTTACCGGGAAGGCTTCCGGCAACAACCTCGTCTATAACCGAAACAAGGGGGTGAGTCCCAGGGACATCGTCCGAACCCACCTTCCCAAGAACTTTATGCCGTCCAACCATTAGGCCGACATTGAGGAATCTTATGCGCACTGGTACCGCATTCTCCTGCCTCAGATCGAGGTCCAGGGAAGTGGAATTCACGTTAGCGTAACGTGGGTGGATGTA